CAAAAGAACGAGGACTAAAAGCTGTAAGTTTAACTAAGTCAAAGTCACCAGTTGACACTGTGGCTGTCATGGGTGATGAGGTTCAGGCTGCTAATGTCGTAAATAAACTAGTAGATGACGCTGGTGTACAAACAGATCAGATAAATGCAGGTAGAAGTCTATCTCAAGACTTAGATCCTGTACCAAGCCCAACTGAAAGACCTAGTTTGGTAGTAACTAGACAGGCTGGTCTCAAAGGTTTTATCACTGAATCTTTGGAAACAATGAATAGAAGGGGTAGCTTTGGTGAGTTACTTCCAGAACACATCATAGATGAACTAGCTGCAACTACAGCAAAAAGAATTGCTGATAAAACTAACGACACACGTTTAAATAGTTATACTAAACCTATTGATGATGGATCAGATGATTACAGGTTTGTTGTCAGATTAGGTAAAGACGGTAGTGGTACAGCGTTTAGACGTAAGATGGACGCTGAGGCTATAGCTGCTAAAGACCCTAGCTTAAAAGTTGTCAAAAAAGAACAAGGAAGAGGTTGGTTTGTAGAAGCAGAGACAAGATTAGATATAGCAGAACAAGCTCCTATTGCTGAAATAGTACAAAAAAGTGATTTTGTTAGAGACACTATAAACAAAACTATAGGAGCAGCTACTGTAAGACTAGGTGACAAACTAGGGGCTAAGTTTTTACAGGCTGAGGCTGGTCAAGCTCTAATAGGTAAGCTAGTAAAACCTTACGCAAAGCTAATAAACTCTGTGAAGGGTAAAGAAAGAGAAAATCTTGGCGATTTTATGACTCAACTTCGTGATGGTAGGTACTCTTATCTTAGAACTGCACCTACAAAAGAATCGTTTGAGTCTTTATACAAGCTTCACTACGGCTCTAGACCAGAGCAAAAGACTATTGATGCGTATGAAGCTCTGATTGACATCAATGATGCGTCTTGGCACATCAAGTCTTCTGAAAGATTGAAGCGTGCTGTGACTTCTGGTGGTGTATTTGCTGAGTTTACTGATGACTTTGGAACAGTAGCTTACAGAGTAAACAATAAGGCAGCTATAGACGATGAGTTTGTCTTTGATCTAGCAGCACAAAAGATTATAAAGAGAGACAAACTAAAAGAAGACGCTATTGTCTTTAAAACATCAGAACCTTACGCTGGGCACATCTACTTTACCAACGTAAAATCTACACGTCCTCTAGAGCGTATAGACATTATGCCTTATAACATAGGTGGTCCTAGAACAAACAGTGAGTTTAGATGGTTCTTAGGTACAGTCAAGGAAGAAAGACTTTACTCAGGTAAACTATCTTCACTAGGTTTCAAAACTTTCTTAGGTTCTTTTGGTAAAGACCAGATAGTGTTAGCAAGGAATCAGTTAAACGCTATCTCAAGAAAAATAAATCAGCTTATGAAAGCTAATAACGTCACTGACTTGCAACAGCTTACATTAACTAAGGTTGAGTACGATGAGTTAGGTGACGTAATTAGAGCTAACAACTCTTGGAACAAACACATCACTGATTTAGAGGACATTCAAGAGTTAGGTAGAAAGTACAGATTCAACTTTAACGAAGAGTTTGTCTTCAAAGCTAGGGATGAAAAAATATCTACTGTCGATGAGGCAGGTGGTGACTTAACTCGCCTAGGTATTACCTTTGGTGAGGACGTAGGAACTATGTTAAACAGTCAAAGGATGCGTAGAGGCGATACACCTTTGATGGAGTTTGGTGGTAAGCTTGCTGTAAACGACAGTCCTATAGTAGCTATGGCTGACCAGTTTGGAACTGAAGCTTTTGGTTATGCTAATCGTGCAGCTACACAAAACGCTATAGATGGTTGGAATAAACTAGCTGCTAGAAATGAAGGTCTAATAACTAACTGGGATGACCTTAAGAACTTAGATCCTATGACTAGATTTATGAGAGCAGAAATAACTAAGACAGGTAAGTTCAACGATATAGCAGCGCAACTAAGAGAACAGCAAGCTATCATTAAACGTAGGTTGAACCAGCCAACTCCTTTAAGTACATCTTGGGAAACCTTTACTACTGCAGCAACAGAGGCTGTCTTTAGTATAACAAACCGTAAGATAGACTTTTCTAAGATTGGTGTAACTTCTGACCCTTCATCTCAGCTACTAAAGGTAGGGTTCTACTCTAAGTTTGGTTTCTTTAATCCTGATCAAGCTTTTTTACAAGGTATGCACGCATCTACTATAGCTGCTATATCTCCTAGAGCAGGTACTAAAGCTATGGGTATGGCTATGCCTATGATGATTATAGCCCAACTACCTGATAGTGCTACGAGAGCTACTGCTATCAGAAGATTTGCTAGAATGTCAGGTATGACAGAAGATGAGCTACGAACTCTTGTGCAGTACATAGATGAGAGTGGACGTAATATCATTGACAATCAGGTCATAGAACTACAGGCTCCTCAGAAGTTTGGTGTCGCAAGTAACCTAAGTCAGAAAGCTCAAGGATACGTTGGTGACTTCTTAGACAAGTCCACATTCTTCTTTAGAGAGGGTGAGAGATACGGACGTTTAACTGGTATAATTACAGCTTTCTTAGAACACAGAGCTAAAAGACCAGACATTGACCCCTTGTCACCAGACGGTAAAGCTTGGATCACTAACAGAGAACAAAGTCTAACCTTTAGAATGACTTCAGCTTCTAGAAGTTTTGCTCAAAGTGGACCTATGAGAGTTCCTACACAATGGTTAACCTTTACTCTTAGAGCTATGGAGAACATAGTAGTAGGTAGAGAGTTTACTAGAGGTGAAAGATTTAGAATGGCTCTTATCCTTGGACCTGCTTGGGGTCTGACAGGAATAGGTATGGGTAAATCGACAGGGTATATAGTAGAAAAACTAGGCTATAATCCATCAGAACCTGAAGCTTTAGAAAAGTTTAACCAATTAAAGTACGGTTTCTTTGATCAGTTACTTGGTTGGGGTTTTGGTACTGAGACTGCTTATGCTGAACGTGCAGCACCCCTTGGTCAGGTAAAAGATACACTAAGAAAACTAAAAGAAGAACCTCTAATGACTACTCTTCTTGGTCCTTCAGGCGAAATCTTTGGTGACATGAAGAGTGCTGTAACAAACGCTATTATGTCAATGCTAGGTGGTAGACCTGAATCAGTAAGAGAGGACTTGACATCTCTTGTACGTAACCTATCAACTGTTGACAAGTACGTAAAGATAACAGAACTGATAGACACAGGTAACTACAAAGGTAGAACAAGAAAACAAGTAGTAAGCGGTTTGGATAAGGGTGACGCAGCAGCAGTTTTATTTGGTGCTACACCTGCACCAGTGCAAAACTACTATGATGTTCAAGAAATTATTTACGATAAAAACGATGTAGTTAAAAAACTTACCTCAAGGCTTGAACAAAAGGCTCGTTTAGCTACTGACCTATTGACAAACGGTGATGAGAGTGATATACTTAGAGGTAATAAACTGTGGGTAGAAATTTCAGAAGAGTTATGGTCTTCTAATTTGTCTTACGAATTAAAAACTTCTATACAAGACAGACTTGTTAATGTAAACGCAATTCCAAATTGGTTTAGAAATGCTCAAAGGTTGGATTTAGGACCAGATGCAGCACTTCTAGGTCAACAACTATACTAAGGATTTATAATGGCTGACACGTATGATGTAGATATAGGTGATGCTGGAGCAGACTATGCAAGGGGCATAGCTTACCCTAGCAACTCAGAGCTAAGTGTTGCTGCTCAAGGTATAAACGCTGTAAGTAAAGGTGTTTTTAGTGTACTAGGAAGTATGCAATCATCAAGCAAACCTACAGACACTTCTATAAACAGAGAATTGTACAAGGGTTTTGTTTCAGATATAGAAGCTTTGAGAGGACAAACAGGTTTAGGTCTTAGGTCTGGTGTAACTTCTGCTTTATCTAAGTGGACTGGGCAAGGTCTAAAGGTAAATGAAGAAGTTTCAAAATATGTCAAAATTACAACTGGTATTGACTTAGACTACTTGAATGCAAACCCTGAACAAGAGATGCTAAATAAAGTATCTGCACAGTTAGCTGAAAATCCTGCCTACCCTCTTCTAGCTAAAGATAATTTAATTGCTAGTGGCAACGAAAATCCATCTGAGCAACAGGTGCTTGTTGAAGCTGCACGTATGATAGCTGAACAAGAAGCTGCAGCCTTACTGATATCCAACGCAAACACTTTATCTGCTGCTGAATACACTAAACAAGAACCATTCTGGATAAATACTCTTGACAGAACAAGAGAACTTGGTGTAAAAGCTTTAGCTATAGAATTAGCTGGCGGCAATGCAGGTGCTGAAACTATAGAAAGATTCAGGGCAAATGTTTTCTTGCTTGAGCAAAACTACATACAACCTAGAGGTGTCTCTGATGACGAGTTTAAAGAGGTAAGAAAAAGAATTGATGGTCTAAAAGAAATGGTAGACTTTATCAGTAACTATGACACAAGAGTTTTAGAAAAGTTAAGAACTGATACTCTAAACAACGTGGACTTAGCTATAGTAAAACAACTTCAAGCATCAGACCTCGATCCTACTATGCAAAGAGCTATACTAGGAAACTTAGACAAACTTACTGAAGTCTTGTTAGCTAAAAAACACAACGAAGTTTTAGGTTTTATTCAAAATATTCCTTTAGAAAATATCAACTACGAAAACATTGAGATACCTCTTGAAGGAATAGACAATCTTTTAAATCTAACTTCAGATCCAAATGCTGAGGTAACTTCTAGTGCTCTAGACAAAGAGGATCAGATATACTCAGAAGTAGAAATAGAAAAAGCAACTGAGTTAAACAACAGAACTAGGGGTAAGAAAACAGTACAGTCTTTGATTGACTACTCTCTTACATTTGAGGTTCTTGCTTTAGAACCAAAAGCTTTAGAAGAAGACGAGAACGCTAGAAAACTATTCTTGAAAGGCATAGGTAGAACATCACTGCTAATGTCCAAATCATCTGACTTTATAGACAGTCAAATGTTTAACCCTACGACTGGTCTCTTCAGCAATAAAACTTTTGATTTACTAGAGAAAGTAAAAGTGTACGATCCATCAGGCTACGAACTAGCTGTAGCACAGTTGAAGAACGTACTACAAAAGCAATCTCAAGTATTCCAAACACAGACATCAGGTGAACTTCAGTCATCGTTCTTTAACATGACTGCATTAGGAAAGGTTGAGTACGATTTAGAACGTAGACTAGATACTGGTCAAATAAGAATGGACAAACGAATCTTACCTTTACTCAACAACTATGCTACTATACACTACAATGGTAATGTCACAGAGATGATAGCTGACAGTGGTAAAAGGTTGTCAACTCTTGAAAGAAACCAGCTAGATACTCTAGGTTTTAAAATACGTAATGCTTACCAAGACTACAGACAAATCGAAGCAGCTTCTAAGATGTACAAACAGTATGTCAAGAACATGGAAAGACTTGGTATGGATACAACCATGATAGAGCAAACTATGATTCAAGGGGTAAACGTCAAGGATGCTGGATCTTTTGGAAGTTTACAGAACCCATATCCAATCCAATGGTCAAACGAAACGGACACAGACGAGATACTCTTTATGTCTCTAGAAAAGGGTGATCACTACATTGACATCAACGGTGATGTAAGAAGAAAGCAGTAATGGTTAATATATCTGTATCAGGTGGAACGCTAGTATTTCCTAAAGAAGTTCCACAAGCTCAACAAAACAACCCAAATAAACTAGAAGATCACGTATCTACTAAAGGTTCCTTTGTGACTATAATTCAGAAAGGGTTAGAAAATCTTGAACAAGAAAGAACTCTTACAAAAACCCCAGTATCAGAAAATCCTGAAAGACAATTCTATCAATCAACTGTTCCTATGGATCAAAGGGTCACTGAGCCTGAAGCTGTTGGTGTTCCTGATCCCTCTGTTGTTACTATGGAACCAGCCGATAAAAAAGTAGACATACCTCAAGCTCCTGAGGTTACTAAGAGAGAGCTACTACCTCAAGGTATAAGACCAGAATCTGATATTGAAGCAGGAATACAACAAGATAATGTTATAGATTGGAAAATGGTTCCTTTTAATAATGAACTAGGTAAAGTAATTAATAGTGAATTAAGAAATCAAACGCTTTCTCAAAGTTTAGAAACTGTCTTTGGATCGGATAGAGCTTCAGCTATAGACGCTACAATACAGGCTGAAAGTGGTGGAGAACTGATAGAAGAAAGTTTTAATTACACAAGGGCAAGTGCTAAAGCTACCTTTAACTCTAAATATCACGCAGCAATAGACAATGTGTTTGACAACAATGCTGACCCAAACAACTCAGATAGATTGACACAAGCAGGTCAAGTCGCATTAGCTAACGCAGTTTACGGTGGTAGAATGGAAAACTCTGAGGATGAAGGGTATACCTACAGAGGCAGAGGTTACATTCAGATTTCTGGAAAATCAAATTACAGAAGAATAGGTGAAATAATAGGAGAAGATTTAGTAAGCAACCCTGACCTTCTTCTTGATCCTGAGATAGCAAGAAAAGCTACTATCGCTTATTTCTATTTGAAGAAAGAAGATAGCCCTGCTACAAATATTTTTAGTAATTTAAATGCAACTAAACTAAGTAAAATAATAGGTCATGCTACTGATACAGCAGATGAAAGATGGAGAAGTTCTGGTCTTCCTGAGAGTGTTGCTACGCTGTACGAAATAGACAGCTCTTTGAGACCAAAAGTAAGGGCTGGAAGAAGAGATTACAGAACAGCTTCAGTAGGAGAAGAAGGTAGAAACAGATGAGACTAATACTAGCACTAACACTCGTACTATTTCTAGGTGGTTGTCTATCACCCCTAGCATTCATGAGCAGCTTCGGTGGTGGAGGTGGTGGTGATGGTACATCTGTCAACGCCAACACACAGATAGGTAAAGAGAACAACCAGTCAGCTATTGACCAGAGTAGAGACATATCAGGTGAGAACGTAAACGTCAATCAGTCAGAGGGTGCATTCAGTATTGATGGTGACGCAGGTAACGTCAAGGTTCTGAACCAAGACATACCCATGTGGATGATACTACTAGCTGTACTAGGCTGGATGCTACCGTCACCAATAGAAATCTGGAGAGGTTTCTTAAAAACTATAACACTAGGAAGATACCGTGGCTAGGACACCTATAGACAAATCAAAGATGAAGTGTAACAGACCTAAGCGTCAGGTATCTGGCGGTAAGAAGTTTGTTGTCAAGGCTTGTAAAGGCGGTAAAGAAAAGATCATCAGGTTTGGTGACGCAAACATGACAATCAAAAAGTCAAACCCTAAACGTAGAAAATCATTTCGTGCAAGACATAAGTGTTCAACTGCAAAGGACAAGTTTTCAGCACGTTACTGGTCATGTAAGAAGTGGTAGATAAAATGGAGAACATGAAACTTCCTATAGCCCTTGTGATGGCTATGGCTGTACAGCTTGCTGGTGGCGTTTGGTGGGTCAGTCAACAGGCAGCTACAATCACATCACTGGAGGACACAGTAAGTCAGCTTGGTAGTCGTATGGCTATCGAAGATACTGTCAACACCAAGAGGGATGTAGAAGAAAACAAAAAGAATATAAACGAATTAGTAGGCATCATGGCTGAGATGGAATCAGATTTATATGATGAAACTGATGAACTATGGGATGAGATAGACAGCATAAGTCTAAGCATCATGCGTATAGTTGACTTACAACAAAGGGTAGCCCTATTAGAAAGGACACTAGAGTTCATCAATCGTGATCACAAAGATATGTTTGATCCTAGAGGCTAGTTATGATTGATCCACTCAGCGCATTGGCAATGGTCAAGGGTGGCATCTCCGCAGGTAGAACAATAGCATCAATGTCCAAGGAACTAGCAGGTTTCTTTGACAGTGTAGATGACGCAAAAAAAGCACACGAAAAGAAAAAACTAAGCCCCTTTAGTAGCTCAAATGAAGAAGCTTTAGACACCTTCATGAAACGCCAACAGGCGAAACAGGCTGAAGAAGAATTGAGAGAGTTCATTGTTAACAACCTTGGCTATTCTGCTTATCAGGAACTTCTCAAACTTCGCAGAGAAGTTGCACAAGAAAGAAAAGAAGCAGAAAGACAAGCAAGATTAGAAGCTGAACGAATGAAAGAGAACGCTGAGATGGCGTTCATTGCTGTAGTGATATTCTTATTGGTATGTGGTGGGGCGTTAGGTTTACTAGTCGCTATGGGTTGGGTAGATTTATAATGGTAGAAGAGTACGACTTAGATAAAAACGGTAAACTAGATGCCGAAGAGCGTCAGCTTTACTTAGAAGATAGACGTAGAAAAATTGAAGATGACGATGCCAAGCGTGATGCCCAGCGCAACATGACTTGGTTTGCTCTATCTGGTATGGTATTGTACCCTTTGGGTATCTTTCTTTGTACCATAATTGGTCAAGAGACTGCAGCAATGTTGATAGCTGACATAGCTAACATCTACGTTGTATCTGTATCAGCACTTGTTGGAGCGTACTTTGGGTTTACTGCAATGGGAAATAAAAAATAGTAGAGGTAAATAATGGCAAGTCCAAAACCAAACAATCCTGCTCTTTGGTCAAGAGCAAAACAAGCAGCAAGAAAGAAATTTAAAGTATACCCTAGTGCCTACGCAAATGCTTGGGCTTCCAAATGGTACAAGTCTAAGGGTGGTACATGGTCAGGTAAAGACAACAGAGTAAAGAAAGCGTAGACATGGCTAAGGGTGGCTTAGGTAAGTGGTTTGCTGAGGATTGGCGTGATGTTAAGACTGGCAAGAAGTGTGGGCGTAAGAGTGCAAAGGGAAGCAAGCGTCCGTATCCAGCCTGTCGCCCGAAGTCGGTGGCAGGAAGAATCTCCAAGAAGGAAGCTGCCAAAAAAACAGGACCGAAGAGAGTATCTTGGTCCACAACAGCATCAGGAAAGAAAAGAAAGAAGAAGGGAGCCTAAGTAGCTCCCCTTTTTTATACCTTAGCACCCCACCTATGACAGTGAGAATCCATGACCATCCACCCTTGTGCTCTGATCTGATCCTTACCATCCTCTAAAGATACAAGGCATTCTTTTTCTGTGTTAAAAACTCTAGGTGTTCCAAAGCTTCTACAGTCTGTTGCTCCTACATTACACGCTAGAATTATAGCAGTAAACATTTAGTTTCCTTCCATTTCCTGAATCAATCTAGATAAGTACCAATCAGCTTTCTTCAGGTCTTCTAATGGTTTGCCCTTGTATCTATACCTATGTAAGTATTTCTTACAGTTACCTTCTAGGTATCCCATGAACATCATAGTGTCCATGTTGTCCTTCATATAATCAATACACTCTATCTCGCCATCACCATAGTGTGGTGGCTTATTTACTACATCTTCCATCTAAGCTCCTATATCTACTACTTCACAGACATCACCAGTGCAAGCAAATGTCTGGCTTGAGTTAGTACTATCTTCTTTTTCGTAATCTGTCAAGAGTGACCAGTCTATTTTTTCTGGCATGAGTGACAATAATGTCTCATATTCTCTCTTGGTTATGTCCTGATAAGGTGCTTGCTGATAGGTGTGTTCGTTATAAGGTAGGAAAGATACACCTGACATCTCATCAAAATGTTTGTAGACAAACGCACCAACCTCAAACCATTCATCCTTCCTGACGTTGATAGTCACACTAGGTTTATGCTCACACCAATGTCTCTGATACATGAGCCACATCTCTAGCTGATCAATAGCTGACATATCCTCAGTAACTATTGCGTTGGTAGGAGACTTGATAGGAAAGCTGAACACTGTAGTCTGCTCAGGTTTCATTACACAAGGTTGACTAGGTATCTTTTGATCCTTCATAAACTGTGTTAGTGGGTCTTTGTTGTCACCTCGTACAGTCCTTATGTATTGTCTGGAATGACGTGCGTGGATACCTGAGGCACTGTCAACAAGTTGACTGACGGTTCCTGAAGGTTTGACACAGGTAATAGCAGTGGAATGATTAATACCAAGATTATCAGCCAGACTACGATTTGTGTTAACCGCCACTTGTCTAAGGCTTTCCAAGTTTTTAGATAGTCCATTGTTTGTCCTCGTCAATAAAGGGTTATCCATTATGCCTGTTAGAGATACACCTAACAGACGCTCCTCTTCAGTGTTATCCTTCCATATCTTACGTAAGTATGGGAACTTAGTATACGTAGATTGTATAGTACCTAGTGTTGTAGCTATCTTAACCTTACGTGCCAAGTCACCAAAGTTATCAGCAGACCTGACAACAACCTCAGTTAGGTTACAGAACTGATAAGGTCTGAGTATAATCTCACTGCATGGGTTAGTGCCAAAGTCGTAGCTAGGGTCACGTCTTTCAAACTTAGCTGCTTGTTTCTTACTAGCCTCTCTGTTGAAGACACCACGCTCACCACTACCTGATTCAACTAGAGCCATCCACTCACGCATGAACGACAAGCTATCAGGCTTCTCTGTGTAGGACACTGAGTTGTTAGCTAAAGCACGTTGAGGGTTGTTAGTCCACCAATCACCTGACTTAGCGTGACGCATCCTATCATCTGACAAGTTAGACAGACTGATCATAGCTGACCTACGGACACCGCCTACTACAACTACCTCTCCTATCTTACACATAAGGTCGTGACACTCGATAGAGGATAGCTTACGTCCTTGTGCGTCTTTGAATATCTTGACTGTAAAGGTAAACAAGTCAACTAAAGGAGCAGGTCCACTAGCTCTACCACCAAATGTCTTTAGTCTAGCACCTGCAGGTCTGACGTTTGACACATCCCACTGAGGTATCTCACCTGCCCACAGTAATGCTAGTAGTTGTCTGAAAGCCTTAGCCCAACCCTCTTTGCTGTCCTTGACTATGATCTTAGTGTCACTGTCGTATAGCTCAGGTACATCAGGTAGCTTCTGTATGTACTGACGCTCAACTGAGAAGCCTACACCAGTGCCACACAACAGGATAAACATAGCCTCATCGAATGACTTGGGGTCATCAACAGGTAAGTAGCTGCAGTTGTAACCTGAGGTGTTGTCTCTATCCAACGCTTTA